GAAAGGCAAAATGCGCCCTGCAACAATTGTAGCTTTGGAAGATATTGGCGACAGCGTATTGGAACGTATGTTTGCCAATGGTGAGATTTCGTATGGCAAAACTACCATAGATAAGGATAGTGACCTTGTAGTAGAAAAGGTGCTTAAAATATCGTTTGTAGTAGTGCCAAAAGGAAGTATTGGTGAGATTAAAGGAACGATTAACCTTAAAACACAAGCATAATGGCAGATATAAACAGAAACGGAAAAGCTTATGACTCAGCTGATGTGAGGGTACAAATTAATGGTATTCCTATCAATGTAAAGAGTATTAGTTATGGCAATGAGCAGGAACACCAGCTGAACCATACTTTGGGAGCGGAACCTACAAGCTGGTCAATGGGCAAGATTACACCTTCAGCATCTATGACTGTTCCAATGCACGAAATAGCCCCTTTGGAACGTGTTTCGGGTGGACTATTGAAAATAAAGCCTTTTACTATCACAGTTGAGTTTGTAAATGAGTTCAACGAGATAGTAGTGGATAAGATTGTAGCAAAGTTTAAAAACGAAGGGCGAGAGGTTACTGGAGATATGGGACTCGAAAAACAATACGATTTGTTTGCCCTATCAGTAAAGCTAAGGGTAGCATAACTTATAATAACTAAAAAAACTATGATAAAAAAAGTAAGTGAAGAGGTAAAAACAAGCCTCAAAAAAGAATATGGCGACAAGCTAAAATCGCTTATCTTGCCAATAGATGACAACGGCACAGAAGAGCTGGAAGTATTAGCAGTAGTACCCTCTCGCAACGTGGTAGGGCAATACCTAAAATACTTAAATCAGGACCCTAAGAAGGCACAGGAAATATTGGTAAAGGCTTGTTTGGTTACCAACAAAGAGGAAGTACTTGCCGATGATGGACTATTCTATGCCTCAGCAAGTCTGATTGGTGAATTGATACCTATTAGACAGGGAAAGTTTGGAACTGTTTAGAACTTAATAGAGCTCTAAACTACAGGGAAACAGGCGATTTGTACTTTAAAGTTGATGCCTTGATAAGTTACTACCTTCATATCCCCTTCCCCGAAGATTTGGACGATGAAACGTGGGCTATGAAGTGGGCACAGATTCAATGGCTGGCAGAACAAGGAATATTAGGTGTTAAAAAACAAGACTTGTAACAAATGGAAAACGGACAATCTATCGTATTAGATTTGGCTTCTCGCTATGGGAGGGCTTTGGGAATAGTGTTATCTTCTGAGGGTATGAGCCAAGTAGTGATTACCAAAGAGGATAACAAGTACCAAGTGGAGACCTTTGGCGAGGCTACCAATTTCGAGGAGATTACAATGGAGTACGAAAATACTCGCCTTGTGTTTAACAGCTTTATAGGAGGCGAACAATCTACTGTTTTTGCTCCGCCTCCTATCCTTTCCTTCTCACGCTCAAAGAAACTCATTGAAACTGAGACTAATGGTAGTACTATTGTAGAGCGTTGGAATACCAACGAATGGGAGATTACCATTCAAGGTATTTTGGTGGATATAGAAAACCACAATTACCCCGATAGTCAAATACAGCAAATAGTCACTCTTTTTGAACACAATGATATTATTAAAGTAGTTGGAGCACAGTTTTATGACAAGGGTATTGATAGCATTTATATAGATTCTATCACTATTAATCCTAAAGAAGGTTATAGTGATACTGTTGCCTATACGTTGAGTGCTAAAAGTGTAAAAGAGGTAACGTTTAACTTATTGGAAGGTGATGGGAAGTAGTTATTTAAATATCAATATTCGTATAACAGTAGCTGGCAAGATACAGTTCAGCGCAGTAAAGCAAATAGAGATTGCCAATAGTATAGAACTGCTTACCACTACAGCAAAGGTAGAGTTACCTCGTGAGTTTAAGAACACCCGCAAGGACGGGCAGAGTTTTAGCATTGAACGCAAGAACTTGTTAGAGCTGATAAAGGTAGGCGATAGCATTCATATTGAAGCTGGTTACAACGGTGACTATTTTACCGAGTTTGAGGGATATATCACTCAAATAGGGGCAGATATACCGCTGTTACTCACTTGTGAAGATGAGATGTACCAACTGAAAAACAAGCCCCTTATTAATAAAACGTACGCTTCGGTAAGTTTGAAGCAGTTACTTAAAGACATTGCCCCCGACTATGAAACGGAGGTGTTGGATATGCAACTCGGCAAACTAATGATAGAGCGTTCCTCGCCTTATAAAGTGCTGGAAGAGCTAAAAAAACAGTATGGTGTTCATTGTTCTTTTAGAGAAAAAAAGCTTATTGCAGGGCTTAAAATAGATTTTAAATCAAAGGTGATACATCACTTTATCTTTGATAAGAACTTTAGACAAAGTAAAGATTTAAAGTACAAAACTAAGAATGAACGCAAGGTACTATTGAAAGCTGAGAGCTCACAAAAAGGTACTTCTAAAAAAGTAAGCTACCAATATGGGGAAGAGGGAGGAGGCGAACGCACTTTGCACGCTCCTACCAACCTTACATTGGAAGAGCTAAAAGCCTTTACCGAAAAGACTTATAACAGTTCAGTATTCGACGGTTACGAGGGGACTTTAGAGGGTTTTGGCTACCCACGTACTCAAGTGGGCGATACTATAGCCCTTACCGATCCTAACTATCCCGACAAACACCGCGACGGACTGTATTTGTTAGAAAGCGTAACTACCTTGCTCAACGCACAAGACGGCTTTAAGCGCAAAAGCAAGCTGTCAATGAAACTCTCAAACACTAATAGCACAGACACTACAGAACTATGGAACAAGCCCTTACAACCGCAATTACTACCCTAAATCATCGCAAAAAGCAGGTTACCTCTGTAGGTGTGGTGAGTCGTATCGAGGGGAATACCTGTGAGGTGGAGAGGGAAGATTTACCTCTGCTGTTAGATGTGCGTTTAAACGCTGTTCAAGGGGTATTTGAAAACTGTTTAAACATAGTGCCTAAGATAGGTTCGCAGGTGCTGTGTTTGGAGGTTGAGGGCGAACCCTCCGAAACCTGTATAGTTGGTTATACCGAGATTGATAGTATAGAAGTAAAGATTGATGGTGCAGTAGTGAAGATAGCTAAAGGGAAGATACAGATAAAAAACAATTTTGCTAACCTCAAACAGTTATTGAGTGAGTGGCTTACCGAGCTTAAAACGGTAGTGATACAAACCCCTGCAGGTGTTGGTAATTTTTCACCTAACAACGTGGCAAAGTTCAGTGAGTTAGAAAGTAAAATTAATCAGTTATTAGAATGATATGGCACGAAAAGACTTGTTGTTAGATACTGTAGGCAATTTAGTAATTGAGGAGGGTGATTTTGTAATTGAGTCCTCGGATATGCAACACATAAAGCATATAGTGGAAGCACAGAAAGGGGAATTTAAAGAGTTTCCTTTTATGGGGTTTGGTGTAGAGAACTACCTGAAAACAAACACTAACCCTTTAGCCTTTAAACGAGACCTAAAAATACAATTAGAATACGACGATTACAAGAATGCTACCATAGACCTCTCAAAAGGCTATGAAGAGTTAAAAATAAACCTATAAACGCACTATGGCACTAAACAAACAAGCCCTTCAACAAGGCATTATCCGCCTGCAACAAGATATGCAGCGCAAAACCGATGCAAGTATGGAAGAGTATGCCGAACGCTTAGCCTCTCTTATTGATGACTTTGTTAAGAGTGGCGAGGTAACCGTAGCCGCAGGTATATCTGTAAGCACGGCAGGTACAGCCACCGCCCAAACTGGTGCTACTAACAGTACTGGAACGGGTACAATAAGTTAAAAACAAAATAATAATATGATAAAACTCAACTACATCTTACAAGGCTTTGGCTTTAGGGACTCTAACGAATTCTTACGCTCATCCTTTGGTCACACCTTTTCAATGCTATTTATCAAAATGGACGTTATACTATCATTACTATTTGCCACCGTGCACTTCTTATTTGGTTTCAACCATTTATTCCTAACCGCTTATGTAGTGTTACTTATCTTTGAGTGGATCACTGGGGTACAAGCCTCCCGAAAGAGGGGCGAGAAGCACGAGAGTCGCAAGTTTGGGCGTATGCTCCTGAAAATAGCCACCTATCTTGTACCTATTTATATATTGCATACCTTCTCGGCTAATGTAGAGTTTCCAAGTCTTGGAGGTTTTGAGTTCGACCCCTTTCATTGGTTGTATTGGGTAGTTCTCATAGCTATTATATGGCAACTCGTGGTGAGTCTCTTGGAGAACTTAGATTGTTTAGGATTTCGATTTGCAAAGGTGCTGCTCAAGATTATTAATAAAAAATTCTATAAGACTTTTGAATTAGATGACAATAACAGCCCTACATAATCAGTCACTATTAGACCTCGCTCTACAGCATACAGGCACGATAGAAAGCGTCTTTGAGTTTGCCGAAGCCAACTCTATTAACATCACTGATGATGTGCAAGCGGGCAAAACCTTAGTATTACCTGCAGAGGTATTTAGCAATAAAGATATACTAAACTACTACACCGCAAAGAACTTACAGCCCGCAACCGCCTTTTCTAAAGAAGACGAGAAAGTTGCTAAACGCCTTGAGGGTATTAGTATTTGGGCGATTAACTTAGACTTTGTAGTAACACAACAATAACTATGGCACGAAGCATTCAAGAGATACAAAACCTTATCCTGCAAGCCAAAGCACAAGAGCCTGCATTGGAAAGCCTCAATAGCACTTCCAAAGTAGCGATTTGGCGACTGTGGGTATATATAATAGCCGTAGCAATATGGAGTTTGGAAAAGTTATTTGACCTACATAGGGTGGATATTGACAAACGCCTTGCCGAACTCAAACCCCACACAGCACGTTGGTATAGAAGCAAAGCTCTTGCCTTTCAATACGGCTTTGATTTGTTGCTCGACAGCGATAAGTTCAACAACCAAGGACACACGGAGGAACAGATAGAGGCAAGTAAGATAGTGAAGTACTCCGCAGTGATTGAAAGCAAAAACGAGGGGCGTTTGATAGTAAAAATAGCAGGTGAACAGGGCGACACACTCCAACCAATCACCGATGCCCAAAAGCAATCATTTGTAGCCTACTTGCAAGAGATAAAAGACGCGGGCGTACGCCTATCAGTGGTGAACTACCAACCCGATATACTGCACTTGCAAATGAAGATAGTATATGATCCTTTGTTGCTTGATAGTAACGGACAAAGTATCATTCACGCTACCAAGCCAGTAGAAGAGGCTATAAAAAGCTACTTAAAAAGGTTGCCATTCAATGGTGAGCTCGTATTAGCAC